TACAAATCCGTCGCGACCTGCAAAATCTGTCTTGTAACCTTGAAGTCCTTCCATGAACGAATGTCTTTTTACGGATTATTTATCTTGACAAATCTAAACTCTTTCATGGGATCATCGCTGATGTCCAAACCCCAACGAAACTCTCCTGTCTTCGGATCTACACCCGTATCTCTAGATCTGTACTCTTCACCATTGAATCGTACATGAGAAATGACTTTCGTATCCCGTAGGATACAGTCTCCCTGTGGTTCACCCCACCACCAACCATCAAAGAATCCCCATTGAAAAGGACATGATGCTTCGTCAGTCTTTAGATTGACCGATGTAGTGAAACAGTTGAAATGCCTATCATATCTATACTCTACACGAAAGTGTCGATACGGTTCATTCTCACCCTGATACTTATACCAGGACTTAAAGTCTAACGTACCGTCTTCGTTCTCAGTATATTTTACATGAATATGGGGCCATGCAGAGGGATTACTCTGCGCCTGGCGTTTGTTGCTGTAGTGTCCCAGCACCATCTTGTGCCACATAATCATACCAACCAGTCACAATCATTTTCGTTTCATTTGGTGCAACCTTTCCCTGATGGAAATGTGTCCAATCAGCAGGCCATAGTAATGTCAATCCCTTCACAGGTTTGATCATTGCTTCCTGCAGTGGGAAATATGTATGCCCACCTTCTTCAACGGTATTTAGATAGGTCATCCATGCCATAACACGATGCTGAGATGGAGTCTCGTTAGTCATCTTCTCAGTATGCATGGCAAAGTAACCCCCACCAGGAGGATACTGTTGAATGTTGAACGCTGAAACAAGGTCCCAAGAGATCTTACCGAATCCTGGGTATCTTGCGATGTATGTAATCGTTGCCTGTGCTAACTCTTCAATATATGCCTCTATTCTTGGGTCCTTAAGATGTACTGGGACCGTCATGTCAATGGAATCTTTGACGCTTGGGTTAACTCCGCTACCCGTATGTCCAGGTTCCTTAGACAGGTATTCGCATTCATTGAAGAACTCTATAACTCCATCACACACAAGAGGATCAATCTTCGCTCCAGCGATGAAACTCTTAGGGTGGTTAATCTCAATAAGCTCTAAAGCCATTCCTTTGAACCCTCACAGTGTTAATCATAATCATTTATTGGAGTCTTGTCAAGTCAGTCGTCGTAAACTCTACACTCAAGAGCACTCGGGTTGTTGTCGCAATACAGTTCAAGAGATGTAGGATCGTGATGATCTTCGGGATGACGCTCAGCGTATGCCTCCAGTTCCTTAAGTTCGCCTTCAATGTGACGACGACGTTGAGCAGAGATCTGAGGATCCATCAACTCAGCACGATCTACTTCGATGTGCTTTTCGATGTTTTCCATGGTCAAATGCGTATTAGTACGTACTATTTAGTTGTTGTCCGTAAATACGTTTGTGATTGCGGTGAAGATTGAATGAAAAAACACATACAGGAAGAAAGTCTCGGTCGCCTCTTTCTTTGCCTGCTTCTTATAAGATTGAGCCATAAATCACTTGTCGCTGCCCTATTTATCATTTAACACTGTCTCTGATGAGTTCTAGCGTTGTTGAGACACCTTCTTTGGTCCAAACGTGGGCAATGCCAGCAATCAAATACTTACCAGAATAGACCTTATCTTCCTCAACTTTGTTAGCAGAAGAACGACCGAGAGGAATCAACACCTTGATCACGTCACCCGCTGCCAGAGCAGTGTTTCCAGGTACCTCAACCCTCAAACAGATCGCCCTGATTGCCTCGTAACGTGCCATAGCATAGGTTCCAACCTCCAGAGTATCCCCGTCAGCGGTGGGTGCACCTGCTGTTGGATCACCTGCAGGTCTACCTTGCTGCTCCTTCTGATCCTTCAATCCAGGGAGGATTCTTAACTTGGCACGAGAAGGGAAATACTCTTCGTATTCCTTCATAAATGCCATCGGATTACCCTTTTCTAGGGTTGACATCTTGCCAAACATGGCACTATACTTGGATTCTCTAGGTCCAGTGATAGTTCCACCACCACCGCCAGATGTATCTTGAGCGACAGCAGAACGAGTCATCACAGGCAACATAATACCCGATGTGACGTTGTAGATTGTTCCCGTTCTTAACTTCTCCAGGATGTGTGTGCGGTCAGGGAAAGCGATGTTGTTGATGAGATAGTAGTTACGTTCGGTGTCACTTTCCTGCACGTTGCTTTGCTCATACACATACTCAAAGTCGAGCGGTGGTTGCTCACACATGTAGTCGATGCTTTGGAAGTTGAAACCTCTACGATTCTCATAGAACAGAAATCCTGATTGTGTTTCGCTACCCTTTCCTTTGTTGGATCGAGTAACCTTATCACACATATAGTTGAGAAGGTCTACGGGTCTCCAGTTAGGAGACACGAAGTTAATCTTGGAGTGTGGTTCAATAGCACCAGCATGTTTGAGTTTCTTTTGACCCTGCAGGTGTTCCTTAACGATATATTGAACGATGTCTTGCTTTCCTGAACCTGCCTTAGTTGCAGGTCCAAAAGAACCGAAGACGCGGTTCACCTCATTGTTCAGTGCTTCTGTGCTGACACAGTGAAGAATATAAGAACATGTTCTTTCAGTCTTGATCACACTTGCAATCTTGAAGATCTGCCCTTCCCACTTCAAACTCTTTCCTTTAGAAGCATCAGTCACGATCTCCAAGTGCACAACCTCACCACCCCTCAATAGGTTGATGAAGTCAACAGATTCAATAATGGCGATATCTAGTCTGCAGAATGGCGAATCAATCGATTCATACCATGTAAACTCAGCAGCGACTGACTTCAGATCAAAAGAGTTCTTAGAGTCCTTCTTGAATCTAGATGCGAGATCCTTACTAACCTGTCGGTTGCCACCCGTTTTAGGAATCGTAATGGTTAGATCTTTAAGTTCGTAACCTCTTGCTTCTGCCATATTACGTTAACATCGTGGGTGGTGTGTTGATCTCGTTCATCAGACCAAACCTAGGTATCATGTATTTAGCGGCAGCCTGGGCACGTTGAGGCAGACCAACGATTGCAGGTCTACTGGTAGACTGACCACCGCTACTTCCCTGACCCTTCTGGGTGACTGTAGGTGCCTGTGCAACTTTTGTTTGACTTCTTTCTGATGCAGCAGACTCAATACGTTGTTCTTGTCCCTGTTGCAGAGACGACAGTTGATCACCACCTGTACCAGTGTTGGTGGGTGGTTTCAGACTCCTGAGGTAAGAAGCACCACCAGTGCCCTTACCCTTGATCAGACTGATGATCGGCTCTGCTCTGCGTCCTACCTCAGAGTACCATGCACTATCCCTGAGTTCTTCACCTGCCTTATTATAGTTACCTGCTTTCAATGCTGCAGTGAACTTAGGGAAACCCTTCCAGAATGAACCACCCATGTTGAAGGTGAGGTCAATCAGTGCTGCCTTTGCCTGTGGGTGTGCTTTCTTGTATCCAGGGATCTTCTGTGCCATCGCAAGGTGATGGTTGAAGTCCTTATTAAACAGTTTATCTGCCTCAGACTGAGAGATGACAGATCCCATGCCGTATCCGTCGCCTGGTTTGATCAGGTGACCATAACCAATCGTCGGGTATCCCTTGCTATCCTTATATGCTCTGTGTCTACCGCCAACGATGTTAGATCCCTCGTGGATCTTGATCATCTTCTTGGCAAAGTCAAACACACCACCTTCGGCAAAACCAGGCAACTGGTAACCACCACGCATTGCCTCACCCCAACGTTGGTTGGTGAGACCTGGGTTTGCTTTGGTTGCAGGGGTGTCGAATGGAACAACAAACGCAGATCCACCGCTGGCATATCCCTTCATGCCAACCCATTCGGTACCGTGACCGATGAAGTCTACACCTTGACCAGTAAGAGAGACAGGATATCCCGATTGTGGACCGCTGATCCATCCACCCTTTGCTTTCTGTGGCAGAGGACCACCTCTTGCCATCTCTTTCTTCTTATCTTCGTCTTCTTTCTTCTTGAAGATATCCAGAACTTTCTGGACTGCCGTGAACATAGTAACATAAGGCAGCAGCAAGTTCTTAAGAAGACCGCCACCTAATCTCTTGAGTTTATCAACATACGGAGAGATGAACTCTTTGACTGTACCAAATAGTTCACCGAAGAATCCAATGGTGTCATCGAGTTCCGACTTGAAGAACCCAACAACCTTCACAAACATATCCTTCACACCATTGAACAAGTCAATGATGGGTTGGAAGATGGGTTTCAGTGCACTCCAGAAGTTGCCACCTTTCTTCTTCTGAGATTCGGCAGACTTCTTAGAATCCTCTTCTGTTTGTGCCTTGATCTCATCTGCAGAGTACATCAACTTCTCTGCAACTTGCTGCTTAGCAAGTTCTTCGAGCGCCTTCGGATCCATACCCTCCGTAAGGTCGGGCATTTCGATGTCCTCGAAGTTTACGTCTGGCATTGCCAGCATAGACATCGGGTCACCAGTCATGCCACCATAGGCATTCGTCTCTTCTGCTTGAGACTTACCGCCCTCTACCCCAGTGTTAGGTTGATTGGCGTCGTACGCCATCTTACCAAGTGCTGCAACACCTGCAACGGCGGCAACACCTAGGGCAACTTTAGGATTCTTGACTAAAAACTTACCTGCTTTGAAGATGCCTTTGGCGGCAACCTTCGTCATGTTGAATAGTAGTTTTCCAACCCCTTTCAACAGTGAGAACAGGGGTTTCAGAATGAGTTTGTAACCACCCTTCAAGAGTAGTTTCAGACCCAGTTTAGCAAGTGTTGGTCCTGCAAAGATAGCTGCAAGAACCAAGAAGAACTTACCAATACCCAACAATCCCTTGAGGGAGATTGGGTTCTCCATAAAGTCGGTGATGCCGTCTAAAGCAACACCCGTTAACCAAGAGGCAACTTGATATACAAACTTTCCAGCAGTGACCATGAAGTCCACGATCTTCTGCACCTTCTCTGGATTCCTTGATATCCAGTCAAGTGAAGCAAAACCAACCAGACTCATGAAGAATGAACCTAGGTTTGCCAGCAGATTCATCATACCGTTGGCTACCTTACCAGCAACCATGCCTGCAGCAAAACCTACTTTGCCTGCAAACTTACTGAATCTACCCTCTTGCTTTGCTTCAGCAAGATCATCTGCTGCTCTACCCTCGTCCTTTCTCTTTGCTCTAATATCTTTCTCTTCACGGACTGCTGTATCCTTAGCAGCATCATCCTGAGCGTCAGCAATCTTCTCTTGAGAGCGAATCTGTGCTTGCACAGAGTCCCTGAAAGACGCATTCATGTTCTCCAACATGATTGCGATGCTATTAACAGACGCACCAATACTATTGAGTGCCTTACCCATCTGGCGGAAACCAGTGTCCTGCACAGTGATCATTGTACCGAAATCGGTATTAGTCACCGACCTCTTAGAGATCCCCTTGGTAGAGATCATCTTAAAGAGTTTGGCTCTTGGTACTCCTGAAGGTGCGTTAGCTGCCATTTATTAACACTTATTGATGAGCGGTGATGGGTTCGGTTGTGATACAATCACGGATTGCGTCTCACCGTTTGCAGCAGAACGGATCTGCTGAATCATAATAGTGCTTCCACCAGGGGCAAGTGCCCTATTCATTGCTTGCTGACTGCTGAATGCAGAGAGCGACCCAACTTTATTTATGGACTGATTATCAGTGCCCTTGATTGCACCAACTGCTGCTTGCAGACTACCAAAGTATTCTTCCTCAGCACCAGCAGACATCGGATCATTGCCGATGATTCCACCTTGGAAGATATCGCTGAGGGAGTATTGAGGTGCCGCTGCAACTTCCGCTCCATCTACACTCTGGGATTCTGATCCATCCTCTTCCTGGGAAGGAGTATTGCCAGTGCTACCACTGATAGGTTTACCCATAGAGACATAGTTTGAGAATACCTCATGCAATCTCTTAGGTGCGTTCATGTGCAGGTGCCAAGATCCAGGTGTGCCTGTGTCACCCTGACCACCAACAATCGTACCCGCTGGGATTTTACTTCCAGGTCTAAAGTTACCAAAAGAATGCAGGTGAGAATACTGCATGAAACCCTGCTTCGTCTTGAGGACCACGGTGTTACCGTAACCACCAGAACGAGATGTGGGGTCTTTGTAAACAACCTCAGCAGGCAATGGAGTTGGGATGCCTACGTCTCTACCAGAAGAGGGCCAAGGATCACCACTCTTCGTATTACTGAAGTTGTAGTCCTTGGGATAACCAATCTTGTGTGAACCGTACGATCTAAACGTCGTAGGTTGACTGTGGTGCTGATAAAGCATTCCATAGGTAATCTCTTTACCCATGGGTAACTTCTTAGATGCACCACCAGAACCAGTGGTGTACCAAGCTTGAATCTTACCACCCGATGCCTTCTTGGGCATCTTCTTAGGTTCGGTTCTCTTTCTTTGGTGAACCTCTCTCTGTACTTGGTTCTTATTGCTAACAGGACCACCTTCGGCACGGAAGAGACCCGTAACAAAGTTCCAGACTGCTCCTGCCTTCTCTGCTAAGAACTCTGCACCATTGATGATGTTCCTGATGGTGTCAATCACACCGTCAAGAACTGAGTTTAGAATAAACTCGTTGAACTTGTTGATACCATCAACAACATCTGCCAGGAGATCAATCCAAGTAAATGTAAAGTCCAGGAAGGGTTTAATAAACTTGAGTTGAATATTCAACACCTTCTTGATGGTGTCTTTGATAAACCTCTTCGCCTTCTTGAGGAACTCAAATACTTTCTTAAATGCCTTCTCTACCAGAGGTGCAAGTTTCTCACCTGCCCACTTACCCAACCAGTCACCGATCAAACCACCGATGATGGGAGCAAAGGGACCAAGAAAAGGACCCAGTAGAGCGGTACCAATAACGGCACCAAGCATACCACCTGCTGCAGCACCAACACCGCGGCCAACTGCTTCGGTATTTGTCTTGCCTTCTGCGAGTGCATCCTGATAGGCATTCACACCGCTCAGGACTGCCATAGCAGGTCCAGCAATCCTGGTCAGACCTTTAGTCAGACCTTTCATTCTACCGAGTTTGCCACTCAGTTTCTTAAGACCATTACTAAGGTTCTTGGCACCTCGATTGATTTTGTTTGCGGTTGCCCTGACCTTATTAAATGGTCCTCTACCCTTTACGTTCCCTTGGAATCTTCTACGAGCAGCATCACCACCATAGCGGCGAGCATATCTCTGTCTCGCTGCCTTAGATGAGTTGGCAGTTCTCTGTCTCCTGCTAGGACGTTGGTTGCCTCCTCTTTGTTGATCCTGTTGATCCTCACTTTCACCGTTGAAGATGTCCCAGAGTTGCACAAAACGTCTGGTGTCGTTGATCAACTTCCAAGGCATGAACACCCTAGAAGCAACCCAGAGACCACCCAGACCTAAAACCAGTTGACCGATTCCCTTGACGCCATCGAACACACGTTCCATGACGCTCTTATTTGGATCAGTGGTGCCAGTCAGTGTGGCAACACCATCCATGAACTTATCAATACCGAATGATAAGATCTTATATCCGAACTTACCCCATCCTACAAGAAAGTCCAGTACGGTCTGGACCTTATCGGGGTTCTTTGATACCCAGTCAAGTGCTGCTAAAGCACCCAACTGAGCGATAAACGGTGCTAGAAGATTACCAATAGACTTAAAGAATCCGAGGATGCCTTTGAGTGCACCCCCCTTTTCCTTTTTGACCTTCTCCTTCAGTTTGGATTCATCAACGACATTTTCATCGTCAACATCCTTCTCTTGCAGATCTTCTGCTTCTTGATCTTGCTTCTTGTTCTTTAGTTTTTCATCTACCCGTCTACCTTCCAACCAACGCTTGTGTGATTGTTTGTTCTGGTGACGAATCTTTCTAGTACGGCGTTCTCCCGTACTATCCAACCACTCTTCCGAAAACTCATGCAGACCGTGGATTTGACCAATGCTCCTGCCGATGCCCGTGAGAGTGGTGCCAAGACGGTTAATCTGTCTAATGGAATCAGTAAAGCCCACAGAAAGTCCAGTGCTATCCCTTGCAGGGCGCACTGGTACATATTCTCTGACTTTTATTTTTGCCATTAGAGTGACTGTCTATTTTGTGCCTTTTGCCTACGCTCTTCCTCTTGGAGGTGGGCGATAAGTAAGTTCACATATACATCACGTTCCCACGGAATCATGTCTTCAAGTTCAGTTAGACTGTACTTGTGATGCTGCATCAGAGCAAAGTTAACCTTATACATGTTCATAAGGTTGTCATGCATGAGTGCTATCCGAAAAAAGCAGCAAGACCTTCTAATACAACTGTGCTCTTGACGCCAGTCTTGGGGTTTTCTACCGCAAGATCATGCTTCAGTTTGGGGATCGTATCAAAGAACTTCTGAACTTGTTGGAACTGCTCAGAGTTCAACTCTCCCAAGAAATCAAGTGCTTCTTTCTGAGTGAAAGACTCGTAGATTTCTTCAGCGTCATACACCTTATCGATACATGATGCTGCAAGTTTGAACATATCCTCGATGTCGGGATTGTCCTTCATATTCTGATCAATGAACACATCCAGGGACGGATACTTCATTTCCATTTTAATGTTCCCACCCAGATCAATCATGTTGGTATGATCTGGATCAACAACAACATCAATCTGCTCCAGGGGAAGACGAACTTCCACAGTAGTCTCATTATCATCTGGGCAGGTGATGACAAACTCACTCACCTCACCAACTGCCTTTGCACGAATGCGAAGGAAGATGTATTCAATCTCGAATGTGGGGAGTTTGTCGATATCCTTCTTGATATCGGTACAGTTTTTAATAATCGTCTTCACCGCATTCACCATCTCGGATTCCTTTTGGGATTCCATGGCAAGATACAGGAGTTTTTCTTCTTTGACTAGAAAAGGTCTATACTTAACCTTTCTACCTGATATAGGAAGTGTACATGTATACTCAGGTACAACAAGTTTAGGTAAGGGCATAATGTGGCATTACGACTTCAGTATAGGTATTTAGCGGTTAAATACCATAGTCATTTACCTCTGTTTGCCCGTAGTCTCCGCTGATTCCAATATCGTTAAGAACGCCGAGACTGATACCTGCCTGAGTGAAAAGATCAATATAGCGATCAGGCATATTTGCCCAACCAACGTTTTCAAGAACCTGATCGAACCTGTATCTTTCATATGCAAACTCAATATCCATTTTCATGAGTGTGGTGCTTTCGTTGTTCAGGTTCATCACACTGATGTTAGTCGGGAATGCACCAATCATTTGCCAGGCACCAGTGCAACGATTGAGTCTTTGTTTGATACGGGGATCTCTATGATCCTTATACACTACGTTACTGCCCAGTTCCCACTTCTGAATAATGATATTCGTGGTGTACTGGTCGTAGAATGCTGTGCGGTTCTCTTGATCGCCTGCAGCACTATTCATCCACAGTTCAAACACCTGTCTCATCAGCAGGTCTTTTGTGACTAAGAATGAGATAGTAATAGGACTGTTGACCTGACCCGTAGCGTAGTTACGCTGCATACCAAAGTCTTTGACCTGTGAGGTCGTGATTTGTCTGCTAGGTACGGTTACATCATCAGCAGCAAAGTTCACATACTCGGTCCAGGTACGAAACTCACTGAACCCAGCGGCACGAACACAAGGGGGCAGACCCACAAACACAGAATATAGGTTGGAACGGGCGGGTTCTGCTCCACCAGTACGAATCCAATCTCTAAACTCTGTAAATGAGTTTGGTGCTGAGTATGGCACTATAATCTACTCCAAACGTGAGAACTAGGTATGTCGATTTGCCGACCCATAACAGTAGTTGTGAACTGTTCTAGTGGCAACTTGCCAATACTGTCCAGTTCTTCTTTGGGGACTAAATACATAGAACCCGCTGCACTTAAGAAGTATTTATGATGGCAGCGGCGAGGATATGACATTCCTCCTGCCTTGATTGACGCTCCTACACTAATCTGTACTGTAGGTCTGAGGTAATGTAGGTTACCACCCTCAAACATGTTCTCAGCAAGATTGACATCTGTAATAAGTGTCATTGGAAACTTATCCCAGAACTTTAGTTTTTCTGCTGTCTGTGCGCTGTAGTTGTAGAAAACAACGTCGCCAATAGCAGGCAAACGGTCCAAAGGTGTAAGTAGAGAACGGACTTGATCGCGATACCAAGGGCGTGATTTTCTCCTGAATCCTGCTCCATCCATTACATCCGAGTAAATGCTCATACCTTGAGTTCCTTTTCGGTGAGTATCAGAAAACTCATTTTACGGTCAGCACAATAATCTCTTGCTGCCTTCCACTTCGCCTCATTGACAGCATATGTTTTGACCTCAGTCAAATATTTTTTGGTCTTCCTTGTCTGCTTCTTGGGGGGAGCAGTCTGCGACTTTGGTTTAACTTCAATAATGAACTTCTCAATCCCTCCACCCCTGGTCCTTGCTCGGACATAGAAGTCTGGATAATAGCGATGAACCCTACCGTCAACAGGAGAGATGTAAGGAATAACGATTTCTTCACTGCCCCACTCTAAAACGTTATCGTTTTTATCGCACCACACCATGAACTTTCTTTCCCACAAACTGCGATAAATAATGTTTGTAGGATCCCCCTTATATTTTTGAGTATGTGATGGTCTAAACCTTCCAGAGTAACTCATGGCATTAGTATTTCCGAGAGTAAAACCGCTCGGTACAAGTTCGGTTAGTAGCAGAAAAGCGATTGGAAACACCGCATCGTTTCCAACTGAGGCAATGGACTACCTGAAAATCGATATCTTCGATTCCAGGAAAACTAGCCCGTATAACTATGTAGGCAGCGGTCAGGGAACTGGCAGATCTAAAGGACGATCTAAAGAATCGATCTTCTTGTACCTTCCAGCCAACTTATCCGAACAGTATACCACAAAGTATAACCAAGTGGGTCTAGGGGCGTTTGGTAAGGCTGGAATGGATGCAATGTCCCAAGGTAACGTCCAAGGTATTGGGCAAACGATCTCTCAGGGGGCAGAACAAGGAAAATCCCAACTTTCGGGTCAAATGGCGGCGAGTGCCATGAACATCGCGAACATGGGTAATACTAATATCACAGTTAATGATCTTGCTGCTCTTTCAAAGAGAGCGATTCTCAACCCATACGAAGAAACCACATTCCAAGGGGTTGACTATAGAACTCATTCATTCCAGTTCAAACTGGTCCCCAGAGGTCCACAAGACGTTGTAGCAATCACCAAGATTATCCAATCTTTGCGTGTGTCTATGCTGCCTGGCACATCAGGTGGTGGTGATAATGCTGGATCAACAGATGTCTTCTCTCAGATTGACTCTGGTACAGGTAGAGGAGATCGTTGGTTGACTATTCCCGACTTCTTCCAGTTAAGCATCGTAAGATACAAAGGTGCGAATGAAACTCTGGATGACGACATGTCTCCCCCAGAAACGCTCTCGTTCCTGATGCAGTTCCCAACAAAGTGTGTTCTGACCAACATGACAGTGAATATCACTCCAGATGGTCACCTGAATACCCTCAAGAATGGGGATAATAAGAACGATACCTATGATTATGGTCCGACCGCATATGAACTGGGTCTTCAGTTCAGCGAAACTGCATTCATTACACGAGAAATGTTAAGATGAGTACATATTTTTCATACCTTCCTAACGTATACGTTCGCCTTGATAGTTTTTACAAGCAAGGCGTAGATCCGTATATCCAAGCAAAGAACATTTTTCGTCGTATTAAGATACGAGACGATATTACTGGTGCAGTTCTTGGTTTCCAGCAGTATTCTATTGGTTCTAACGAAAGACCTGATGAAACTGCTAACAAGGCATACGGTGACCCTCAGTTAGATTGGGTTGTTCTTCTTGCCAACAATATCATCAATATCTACAACGAATGGCCTATGCATGAAGACGAACTCATGCGTTATGTGGATAGAAAGTACGGTACTGATGCAGGTGGCATTCACCACTACGAAACCCTCGAAATCACCGACTCTAAAGGTAACGTTTTGGTGCCTGAGGGTGTAGAGGTTAACTTTAACTACCAGTATACTGATAGTCAGGGTGTTATCAGACCTATTTCTGAATGTGTCAGACCTGTGTCAAACTATGATCATGAGATTCAGCAGAATGACTACAAACGCAACATCTATCTTCTGAAACCACAATACCTCTCAAACTTCATTGCAGAGTTCACCGAACTGGTCGAATACCTGCCAAACGAAGAACTCAACGAAGAGACGATTAAGAAGACATTTGACGTTCTTGATGAAAACTATATCAAGAACAGAGACACCTACTCTACCGACATTGGTCGTGTTGCTGTTACGAAGACTGTACCTCAGCAAGACTTCGCAGATAGGTCATTTACCAAAAGTGCAGGATCCTCTGCGGTCATCTTTGCGGTGCAAGAAGCGGCTTCCAACACAGTTAACGCATCAGGCGTTATTGCAGGAACACAGGACTCTTCGACAACTATCTCACAATCGACACAATCGTCCTCTTCGTCCTCTAGCAGCGGTTATTGAGTTTTGCCTCTATTTCGTTGATATGGGTAAACTCTCCATATGCTCGCTCAGAGCGTTCATGGAGAATATCGCTAATATCTTCCAAAACGACCTCAGGGGCAATATAGTCGTCTAGGTACTTGTCAATCGCTTCTTTAAGATAGCGATATCTGTGCCATTCTGGCGAATAGGGTCGATACTGCATAATGTGGGTCATTCTCTAAGTAGTATATACCCTATGGATTCTGTTTGTCAAGTCCTAGGGAAATAAGGTAGTCTGTCCACCACTGTGGGTCTTTTTGTGATTTCCACCGTGGCACTGGTTTGCCATGAAGCGAATAATACTCGCTAATCGCTTCATCGATAATCTGTGCGATCTCCATATTCCTCTTCCTCTTCATCAACGTCCTCATATGGGTTTGCCACATAAGGTCCGTGTGGTTTTCTGGATTCTGATTTGACATACTTTGCCTCCCCGACGCTAGCAGACAACCATAGTGCAAGTTTCATTGTAATCCATATCACCGCGATCGGTGTGAAGCAGAGTGCAAGGATTAAGGAACTTTTCAATCTCTTTGCCTCCAATCATCTGGTTTGTCTTGTTTGAACCAATCGATGATATCGTCAGCAGACTGAAATCCTGTTCTATGGTTAGATGGGTCTGGATCACCTAATCCCATCTGATTCATAAAATCGTCCATGCTGCCTTCTACCATATCTGGGTTAGCAGCACGTCGGCGTGCTCTCTTTAACATTTCACGGGCGCTGGTATTTGCTTTACCAATCTTTTCTGCCCAAATCATGTCTGGGAGATCCACCGACTCCCTTAAAGCAATCTTCTGACATATGCCTTCTAAACGAAGGCGATATTGAGTCGAAAGCATTTGTACCTCGCGTACTATTAGTATTTATTGAAAAACCCTAGGGATAAAAAAATACCCCAAGTTTTTTTCGGGGGTATTTGTAAATCAAAGGTCGTTTTTGGTTCAGCAGCTCACTCGGACTCTCTCCGTCCACCGACGAACCCACCCTGGTCTGTACCTTCCGCTCCTGCTGTAGTCACTTGGGATGTACTCCTCATGTTGAATAGTTTCGTAGCAGAAGGTACGACGCGGTGCGTAGTAATGGTGGGGTCGTTCGTAGTGGTGGTGATGCTGATTATCGGTGAAAGGTTCCCAGAACTCTCCCCAAGTTACAGCACTAGCGGGGGATGCTGTTAGCAGTAGCAGGGGGAGAGCAAGGAGTTTCATCAGAGTTCAGCAGCGAGGTCTTCAAAGTAAGAGAGATCGGGTTCATCCGACTCTTGACTGAATGATTCTACAGCAGAACCGAACCCACTGGGGGCAGCAGATGTGACAGTTTCGCGAGCGAACAGTTCTTCATCTTGCTCATCCTCAACCACAGCACGAGTCTGCTTCTTGTTCAGGACCATGCCAAGACGTGCTTCTAGTTCTTCATAGGACTTGAAGTTGGAGGGATCAACAAAGTCCTTGAGCGAGTGCTCTTGGTTGTAGATCTCTTCCAGTTCAGCATCCGAGAACCCACCGAGGGTACCAGGAGCACTGAACTCAGACTTATCATAGTTCCAGAACCCAGCAACCTTCGTGATCTTGATCTTGAAGTCAGCACCCTTCCAGAAATCGAAGGGATTGATGGGGGTCTCATCTTCAAACTGAGGTTGAGCAGCGGTGACGATCTTATCGTGGATCTTCTTACCGTACTTGTAGAGGAACACCTTACCCTCGTTCTGAGGGTTCATGGGGTCCTTCACGACGTAGATATTGCTATAGTATGACAGTTTACGCTTCTGCTTACGAGCGACCTCCTTGTCGGCATCGATGCCAGAGTTCCAGAGTTGACGATTCAGTTCACCGACAGGATCCTTCTGACCGAGAGTGGTCAGGGAGTTCTCGATGTACCAACCACCAGGACCTTGGAAGGCATGGGACCAGACCTGTGCCCAGGGCAGATCAGTATCCTTCTCGGGCAGGAAACGGATCACGGCATAACCGTTACCGCTCTTGTCCATTTCAGGTTTCCAGAAGCGTTCATCCACCTTAGAACCAGTGGTAGACAACTTCTCGATTGCCTTGTTCAGAGAGGCAAAGGAGGAACCGCTGGACTTTTTGAGGGATGCGAAAGACATGTTTGTATTCTCCGTATTGAGTGTGTGGTGTCGTATTTGCCACGGGATTATCGTAGCATACTATTTAGGCGGTGGTCAACCCTCAGAGGTGTGACCCGACTCAAGGATTTGGGTTTTCCATTCCCTGAGTTTGCTCTCCATCTGATCGAGCACCACCGTCAGATCGAGACCACCAGAGTACATCTGAGACATGGTGTCGATACGATCCTTCATCTCAGCCACGCTGCCATCCCGCTGAGATTCCTCAACGTGGTGCGATGCCAGAGCGAGACGGGCGTAGAACACCTTCTGCTTAGCGATTAACTCTAGTGTTTTATTGATGTGATCCAATCTCTCCTGTGGAGAAAAATCCTGAAGTTTGTTACTCATCTTCAGGAGATCTTCATAGGTCTTTTGGATGTCACCTATTTCTTCTCGGACTAAATCCGAACTAAAAAACTCATTTGCGTCTGTCATAAAGGTAAGACTCCTCTACTCGTACGTTTGATGTAGTTAAGTTGTTGTGCGTTGTATTTGATTTTATCTTTGAGTGGTTTGGAGATCAACTTGCTAGCGGTTTCAACTTCGATCTCATACTCATCACAAATAGATGTGACTGCTTCGATGTAGTTGACCAAACCGTTAGAGTCTTTCACCACCTTCTCAACGAGAGCAGAGAACTTTGCCTGGGTCATAAACTTTTCTTCAATCTCCTTCACTTGTTAATCCCCCGTGCATAATAGCGGTATTCCTTGATCCAGTCAATCAAAGTATTCATATAGGGGATCTTGTCATAACGTTGTTCAACTTGAATCTGTCCGTCTTCAGCAACAGACAGTGTGACCAGTTTAGTAACCTCAACACCCGTCAGTTCATAATACATGTAGGCATATGCTGCCTCCTGTACGAAGAACTTCTCTAGGTGCTCACGTTTCTTCAGTCTTGTGGTTGTCTTGAAATCGATTACAGCAAGTTCGCCATCAAACTCAGCAATACAATCCACACGCCCAGCGATACCAAGACGAGCAGAATAAAGAGGGGTTTCAAGACAATGAATAGGACCAATACGATTAAGAGTCGTACGAGCAGCCCTAAAAAGGTAGACGGGAAGACCTTCGCCTTCCTTATCTTTGTCCAGTTCATTATTTAGATAGTGTTCAACGATGGAATGATAACGAGAACCACGCCAGGAAGCGACGCGGCGGATCCTTTCTGCCTCAGTGAACCCTACACGCTTCTCCCAATCCAGGATGCCTGCTTTAGTGCTATGACTAACCACAGTGGTGACACTCGGCACCCACTGCCCTTGTGGTAGTTTATAAAACCTCCCATGAGGCAGTGTTTGAGAGTCCAGCTCAGATATCTCTGTTGCTGGACCGAGGTGCACAAATGTCATAATAAATCAGAAACCAAGATTGATCTTAGAGATGAGGTATTCTTTAACGAAACCTGAACGAACGATGTCTTCAATGCCGAACTCTACGACATCAACTGAAGGCATTGTCTGCATGATTTTCATGAAGTCTAACACACCATTCCTCTCATTGTGTTTAACGAGGTCAGACTGGGTGTAGTCTCCAGAGAAAATGATCTTACAGTTCTCACCAACACGGGTGATAATACTATCAAGTTCATGGAAGTTCAGGTTACTGAACTCGTCTACAATAATAACACAGTCATCCATAGTAACACCACGGATGAAGGAGGTAGACCAGAAGGAAATGGTTTCCTGTCCCCTCAAGTTATCATACAGTGTTTCAAAGCTGTTGTCATCAGGCATCTGGAACATGTACTTAACCATATTCTTGTAGGGAATCTGGTACAAGTTGCTCTTATCTTCATGGTCTCCAGGAAGGAAACCAATCTCTCTTGTAGGAACAAGAGAACGAACCATGTAAACCTTTTCGTAAGGGGATTCCTCGTCAAGAACATCCTGCAGTGCAAGATAAAGACTAATGAATGTCTTACCTGTACCTGCAGCGCCATGGAGAACTAAGTTCTTTCCTTCGCTGTAAGAGTTGAACACTCGTTCCTGATTAGGAGTGAGTGGTTCAATGTTCTTAAGGTGTTCAAGGTTAATCGCCTTCTTTCGGAAGTGCTTCTTGGGAGGAGTCTTCCGAGGTGCTGTCTTTGCTCTAGGCATAATCAAGTGTAACGACTGAGGTTTGCACCAGGATGAGCAGACTGGATCTTCTGCATAACAGATTTGAATCCATCTGACTGCTTGGGATTAGGGTATACCGTGGCAACATGCTGGTTACCAAAGTATCGCTCTAGTTCTGGATGCTCTTCTTTGTATTTATCGAGATCATTGATCGACATAAAGTTGGTAATGATCTCTCCTGTTTCTTTGTTAATCCAATCGTAGGTTGGCATATTAGTCTATCCGAATGCAAGGTTGGACATCATTACAATCACAGTCATCATCACACCAACCCAGTGCCTTGGAGACAGTGGGGAACTGACAGATGAAGTGCTTCTTGCACAGTTCTGCAATCTCCATGTGCTCCAGTTGTGTGCCGTTGGCAGCGCGAAGATTGATATAATGGATCCATGAACGCACAGATCCCGTCATGTAGATACGAGTTGGAGTTGCCAAAGGCAATACAAAACGGGCACACTCTTTTGCCACGCCTGCTTCAAGCATTTCTTGATAGATATGTTGAGCATGGTAGAAGTGCTCTTCAATCTTTGCTTGGAAGCGAGCGACAAGGATAGGATCAAGGTCCGCAGTGGAGTTCTGACGGTTCTTGGTATCCTGACGGCGGAGATCTGGCACAGGGATCTCATCGCCCAGCAGAGAGGCATCAGCATACCGCTGGGAAAACTCTTGATATGTGAACGAACGGTGCCTCAGGATTTGAGCTGCGATACCCCTGGTAGTGTTGATCTCAAGCGTCATATGCGCCTGCTCAAAGACGCTCCAATGCCCATGTGTAATACAATAGGACAGGAGACCTGCAACGTTGGGATTATCCTGATTGTTGGGGTTGCTTACACGAGCAACATATCCCATGGTCTTCTCTGCATCAGGAGTAGCAGAGATCAAACATACTTTAGTCATCATGCTTAAAAATCAAACGGGCAAGGAGATGCAGACCGAATGCTTGGAAGTATCCAATGGTTTTCAAACCGAACAAGAGTGGCATCAACCAGTTCCATAATAGCATCATGATGACAGGAGAAAGAATCAATGTGCCAAGCACCATGATTGCTTTTTGTCCTGCCTGAATGTTTGCCTTCTCTTCCTCACGTCGGTCAAGTTCTGCAAGGAGTTCACTCTTTACTTCTTCCGCCGCTTTGCGGGGATTAAAGTACACATTGTCAGTCATTTTTTCTTCGTAGGATTATTCCAAAGTTTAGGGTTAACTCTACCTTCTGTCTGGTTGAAGGTTATTAAATCTTCACGGTAACGGTCCCAGTAGTAATCAAAGACATCAACTTTTTTGTTGGCAACGACGAGATCGTACCGTATTTCATCTCCGACTCTATATTGAACCAGAAATGATGTGTATGGTAGTGATCTGTCGTCTGCCAATGACGGATCACAGTTCTCTGCGATCTTCTTCAACCCCGATTCCCCCACTCAATAGATGGAAATGCTTCTTTGATTACAGCAAGTGTAATCCTGTACTTTTTATGCAGACGATGGTTGAACACATCAACCAGCAGTTCTGCTTCATCTTCATGCAGACCTTCAAGCATCTGAATGAACATGGATTCGATCTTGAGAGTAGGAACGTTATCTGCACCACCCTTCACAAAGTAGTACAACTTCTTACCTTCATGCTCAAGTATCGTGTGCTCTGTACCCTTGGGTGCTTCGTTCTTACGATAGGGAACTTCACCTTCAGGGATACGAGTCTGCACAGACTCATCAAAGTTAATGATGAACAGAGACCTCAAGACCTGAGAGTTGTACTGCTGCAGCAGTTCAATCTTCTTCGCCTTGGTCTTTGCTCCGTGGACCTTCTGAATAACTTCAGACAACATCAGTTTCATTTCAAAACTCCGTGATATGGTTCATGAGTTCGTCCAGTTTGTTCTGGGCGAAATAAGTAAACATAGAACCACGCGAGGGTGGTTGTGTAGTTTCAAACGTATTTAGCACATCCTCTTCAACCTCTTTTGGGATGCAGTCGAAGTTGATAAGCACTCGATTCCTTTCATAGTTCTTTGCAGTTTCAGGAGAACAGAAGTCCTCAGGTGAAAGAAGAGACCAGGATTGAATCTTACCCTTGCCAAGAGGACGCTGACGCTTCCCACTTACAAAGGTGTCATCATCAGATAGGAAGTTAGGAATACCATCAGAACGATCACCCTTGAGAATGTGCTCAGCAACAAACTGTTGGGGATCTTCTGAGATTACGAACTTCTTCTGGATGGGGTTGTACTGACTAACAAACTTATACTTCTGCAGTTGCATGAAGTCTTTGTCCCCACTAAGGATCAACACCTTCTGGGGAGGTTGCATGTTGTTCATCAGTCGGATGTTTCGATGTGCCTGATCCTTACACAGGATTGCAATGACATCATCTGCTTCAGCACCACTAACCTCTACAACTTTGTAGGGCATGTGTGTACGAATCTCATCCTTAATGCGATTGATCTGGTCAAAGATGGCAGTCCAGTCTAAGGCAGAACGCTCACGATCTTTCTTACGATTAGACTTGTAGTATTGGAAATACTTGCGCCGCCAATAGGTCTTACTGTCGTAGCAAAGAACCAACTCCCCGTACTCTTTGCCGAACTTGGATCGGTAGAGTCGCAGGGAGTTGAGAACCATGTGACGGATGAGACCGTCACTCACACGGCTAACCGTGCTTGTCAGAGAAACCATCAGGTTGCTGATGCAAACCTGATTCATGTCAACAAGGATCATCAGACCTCAATCATCTTCATCATCCATCATATCATCCTCGTCACCGAAATGCAAGTAGAGAAGGTCAGATGGGTCAACGGGTTCACCATCTTGATACATTTCGGGGTGCATCACGACTGCTGCGTACTCAGCACGCTCCTTCCATTCATCCCAGGTCTTGCGAAGATTCCAAGACGCAAGGAATCCTAAGAGGAAGGATCCAATCGTGAGGAAAAAGGCAATGTACAAAAACGATGCATCTGCCATGTGGCATACCTCCGATTGTTCCTATATGTATTATTTAGGACGATTTCGTGAACCTTTCTTTCGTCCTGGTTTGCGTTCTGCATGGTATCTCCATGCATCATCAAGGATTTTATAGCAGTAGTCTCGGATCTTCCGTGCTTTTGGTTTGGGAAGATATCCATATGCTTCCTTGAGTGTCTTGTCTTTTCCCTTAATATACTCATCAAGTTCTAAGACTAGATTGTTAATCTGTGCCGCTGAATGAGACTCAATGAACTCGTTGGTCTCCCGACGGGTCCACTTGTTCTGCTTCAGGTAGGTGTACATATTGAAAAGAAAACGACCATTGATTGTCGCCTCGTCAATGGCGCGATCAATGATCGTATAGAGTTCTTGAGTGTCAGTCATTAAAGGAACTTGTTCTCACGTAAGTATTTTACAGTATCGGTGCAACCCCCCATACGTCTTCCGTTAAGAATGACTTGAGGGAACGTGGCACCAGGACCAAACTGTTTAGTGAACTGGTCACGAGTAAACTGTTCGTTCAGTTTATACTCTGTGAACGCCCAGCCCTTACTTCTAAACACTTCTACAATCTTACTGCAGTAGGGACACCCAGCACGGGAATAGATCAACGCGGATCCAGGATTAGCACTCATAGTAAAGCATCAACTCAGTCTATTTATTAAAAAGGGGACCCGAAGGTCCCCAACATATTACATGCTACTCAGCAGCAAATCAGAAGGAATACTTCAGACCTGCTTTGGTGCCGTAGGAACGGTCAACACCAGCGATGCCGCTGCCCACGAAGGACACCTCAGCATAAGCACCCAGGCTGTCGGTCAGACCAACGCCCAGACCTGCCTTACCAGAAGGCACGGTGTCAGCAGAACCAGCGTCGGGCAGTTTGACGGTAGCGCCACCTTGGACGTAGTACGAAGCGTTCTCACCCAGAGCGCCTTCGTAACCAACGTGGGTGTCAACAGCAGTACCACCGTAGTTGGAACCAGTCCAACCAGAGTTTGCTTCGACGTTCACGTAGGGACCTGCCATTGCAGCGCCAGCGAAAAGGGGAGCAGCAGCCAGTGCTGCGAATGCGGATTTGATCATTGATTTTTACCTCGTTAGATTTACTTGTGGAATGGTTACCCACAGATGTAGGGTCGGATTCGACTTCCCGACCGCTTGTCTATTATACAGTAGAACCGATCCGAGTAGTTGAGGGATCACTTTCTGTTGTAAAACGTAACAATGGGTGTTACGCCCGTATTTATACTACTAAATGGAGTATGTTTTCGTCAAGTGTGCCAGTTGGGTGTTGGTTTCCTGACGTGGGGGATTGGGACGATGGAGTTGGTTATCATGCAACTTCCTTACTGCTGCTGCAACCTCGGGGGTTTCGTCCCATTCCCAAGTGTTGCCGTTCTTGTCAACGTGTGTTCTCTTCGCCATAAGTCTCCGAGTATGCGTAAGGGTAGATCTCGTCAAGGTTGGGACTCATTGGTTGACTCCTTTTGACGATGCCCATATTCTATCACAATACGGTGAGAGATGTGAGTGCGATCTGTGACAGTGTGGTGACTGACCCTTCCGCCTAGGTCTTCAGCAATCCGATGGATCCTGAACCAGGGGATGTCAAACCTCATTTCCTTTTCCTCAAAGCATCCAGCAACATCTGCTTATCTTCTTCGGACAGTGCTTCCTGATCGTCGTCGGGTTTGTCCTCAGCGACAACAGGTTCCGTCACTGGTTCAAAGTGATAGTCCTCTGCTGTCATGGGTTGGATCGAGATCCTTTCCAGTTCACCCAGAGGAGAACGCCAATACTTCTTGAGTTGCTTCAACATCTTCTTACGACCCTTGTGGTCGTTGGGGTACTTCTTTAGCACCTCTCGGATCTGTTTCAACTCTTTCATAGACTGAGAGAGGCGACGATCTGCCGCCCTCTCTCTACCAAAACCATTACTCATTAGAAGAATCCATTAAAATCATCGGGGATTTCTGCAACATCGGCTGAACCTGTAGCAGGATCAGTCTGACCTACTTTAACACGGAACTTGATTCTGTGATCGTCTTTGTTACTACACCAATACCAAACTTTAGAGTCCTTGTTGTGAGACTCCTGGTATATAGCCTCGTATGGAGTACGCTTCGGAATGGTGGTGCGATCAATCCTTTTAGCATAATCGTCCGCGTAGTAGGACTTAGGACGTTTGATGTCCACGACCCCTTCCACTCTGGTGTGATACTTCCATTGCTGAGGAAGAACAAATCCTGCTTCTTGATCAGGATAGAACGGTGCCTCAGCAGGGTTCTCAGTTGCTGCGTCTCTCTTCGGAGGATAGTGGAAGATAAACTCATCACCCGTACGATATCCACTGCCAGGATCAATGATCCTTACAACTTCCATCCAGACTGCCATCTTAGTTTGTTGACGGTCTCTGAATGCTTTTGCAGAAACGTTACCTGAGAGTGTGGTGACCTCTCCATTGAGGAAGGTACCAGACTCAGAACCAACATACTGTCTGCTGCTAGCAGAGTCGTTCATTGGAACAGGAATAAACATAACACGAATCTTTGCATCACCCAGAGGATGACGTTCATCTCTCAAGTAATAGTCATGGAACCATGCATCTGGGTGCCAGTTTTTATATTGATTGGGGTTCGATTCCACGTTCAACATACCACACTGCTCAACAGCAGAGTACAACTGACTGACGCTGGCACTACCAGACTGCTGACCAGGATCAATACCATCCTCAGCAGTCACTAGGTTGGGATGGTCTGCCCACCAACCAAAGAGACCACGGTCGAAATATCTGTACTCACCGAAGAAAGGCATCGGCAAACACTCAACCCTAGACACGGGCCAACTTGGGAATGACAATCTCTTTTCTTGAGCGGTTCCTCTGTGTGGTCCATACTGTCCATCGGAGACGAGGAACTGACCGAAACCAAATACAAACTTGGCACCCTTGCTACCGAATCCAATGTTGTCTTCGTTACCGTAGAACCATGTGTCATCGTTTGCAGCATCATCATAGTCTGGTTCGGTGATCCAGATACCACCGTAGCGAACGTCTCCACGGGTGACAATGCGATCGTCTGCGTAGAACATAGCGTAGAGCGAGTCCTCGCCCCTTGAACCCGCTTCTGGACCCTTCGTAGAGACCGCTACAACGGTCCTACGAGACCCGTTCTCCCACACCTTAGGACAGGAGTACCCCTTGGTGTCGCTGTTGCCCCTTCCAGGGTGCCCAGACCTGCCTGAGAAGTGTGACCAGACGCGATCGTCATCCTTTCTCTGAGTGTACTGACAGTCCATACGGAGACCTTCAACACTACCACCAGAGGTATATCCAGAGTAGATGTTGGTAAGGTTTGGTTCCATGTCACTGCTGCTGCCCAGAGAGACAGGCCAAATCGAATCGTATTTCAGATCCACAGGGTCAAACAGACCCAACTTGACTTGGTTATTAGATACCAAGTTTGCATTGGTAATGTCTGAGATCTCAAAGGTCAGGGTGTCTCCAGGTGCAGCATCAAATGTAGTGAGAACTGTACCAATCTCTGGCCAATACTTCATGGTGAAGTCTTCGCTGTAGATAGTCGATCCGTTTCTCTTGAGACGGATACCAAACTGCATACACTCTGCTTCAGAACTAGAGATCATAGATCCAAATGCCTGTAGTTGGTATCCAACCATGGCATCCTGCACATAGACATCCTGTGTCTTGTTTAGTTCCACCATGTATGCACCCGAACAGGGTCCACACTCATAGTCTGCACGTTGTTCTGACTTAGTTACAGATCCACAGTCAGCACGAATCAGGTGCACCTCACGGAAAGGTTCTTTCAATATCCTACCATCGCAAGGGGTTCTTGTTTGAATAGGAATCTCTACCCTAGGTGGTGCATTATCTCTGAAAACATATGCAGCAATACCTTCATACATGTAACTACTGAGACCATACTGTACCCAATAGAACATCTTAACGTCATCATAATCATCATCCCCATCGAGAAGATCTTCCCACCACTGGTAGTTGTCACCTTCCCAACGGGTCATCTCTTTCCTATTTCGGTTGAGTCTACGATCAGAGAAGAATGTGATGTTGTCCTGATTACTATTCAGACTACATCTCCACCCGTTACCAGTGTCAGAGAACGTGACTGCCTGTCCGTTGCTAGCACCAAAGTTGTTGCCATCTGGTACCAGGAAGAAACCTACGTTGCCACCAGCATACTGTCTGAGGACGTTGAGACGTACCTTATACTCACCGAAACCCACACTGTTGGTTGCATCAGCAAGGATCACACGACCCCACACGGGGTTGCCATTGGGGTCTGCGATGTAGACACCCCAAGAGTTTTGGTAACCAGCAGCACCCTTGTGCACATCGTACAGGATGATCATAGGCACCTTCAGGTTGCCAGGGATCTCATACAACTGTTTTCCCCCACGTCTGACCGCCTGCAGAGACACACCATCGACGTTGATATCACATCTATGGTCATGGTCAATGAGGTTACCAAATCCTTGATAGTAACGATGCAGAGCAGCAAGACTTTCCTTATCCCCAATGTAGGGAATGCCATCCTTGGGATCCTTGAATGCCCACCCAAGAACTTTACCGTTGGCCATGCCAGCGAGATTCATCGTCGCCCGTTCACCAGCACCAGGGGAGTCTGGTTCACCAGGGTTCACCGTCAACATAGAGTCGATGGTTGTACTTGAGTAGAACTGATACAACGGTACCGATCCCCTCTGCTCCTCCTTGAGAATCCAGAAGGAAGGACTATTACTTGTCAGCGTATATCCTGCAGGAGGATTGGGTGTCACTCCAGGATCAGCAGTGATATATGCATGATCAGTTCCCTGACCGCCACGAATGACTTCGATCTCTACCTCAACGTTCCTCTTACCACCAGCAAAAGACCCACTGTATGTGTCACCGATTGTTGGGTTAGAGGGAGCAGAAGAGATCCACCATTCGGAGTCCCACTCACCACCATCATTGATGGGAGTTACGTTTACTGTGAACCCATTGAAACTTACGCTTCGTGTGGCACCACTATTAAAATACTTGTTACCACCGTCTAGTCTTTTTTTCTTTCCGTTCCAGGTGCCAGAAGGTGTAGTTGTAACCACTCTCTTGTTGTGTCTCTCATTAGAGAAGGGTTTCAACTGTGGGATACCAATGTCACTGCCTCTGACACATTCCCACACAGGAATACGCTCAGGGTAGCAGTTCTTGACACAGATTGTCTTCTTATTTCCACTCCAACCTCTTGGTTGGAAAGACTCACAGTCACCTTGGGGTGGTTTATATGTGCCTGTAGCATATGGTTTGAAGATACACTCCAGTGTTTTCTTCACACACTTTTCCCAATCATTGTTGGGGTCATGCTGCTGACAGAAATACTCTTTGCCAGATTCAGAATCCAACCAACGTCCACCACCCAGAGAGATTGCTCTGTCTTGATCTCTGAGTTCTGCAACGGCACCACAGTCACCAGTGACATCGATGTAGGGCCAGTTTGCTTGACGTGGATCGAATGCATTGAGATCTAACTTGGGGAATGCATTACCGCATATACCCAGGTCAGGGAAAAAATCACAGACCCATTTAATCTGATCTTCAATGTTCAGATTAACTTGGTTGTCTGGTTCTTCTCTTGGTTCATACAAATCACCAAGAGAGATCGGTGCCTGCGTAGGATAGCAACGCCCGATCAACTCTTGGATAACTTGATTAACCGTAAGTTCTTCAACTGGTGGATCAGGTTCAGACTTTGGCGTCGCCAAAGAACCATCATCACCAGTTGGTTGCAACTCTAGATTATCGTCTTCACCGTAACAATGCGGTCCACTACCACTATTGGTCATTCATTTGATGTTGGTTCTTCCAAGTTATTTATTAGTGCTTGGGGATCATACGGGATGAGTTTGGAACCGAAATCATCAAATGCTTGATACCAGATTTCATTGGTAACTGTTCGGACAACTTCAGCACAAGGACCAGGAAGATTTTCCCAGTTACCGTTGCCTTTACCATACATCTCTTCACGAACATAGTTCAATGCATAGAGATAATCTACTGCACACGCCTCAAACTTTTTCCAGTCACGATCTTCAGTCATAAGGTCATTCCATCTTTGAGTTGTTCCTCGATCTCTTGTTCGAGTTGTTGGATTCTAAACTCAAGTAGAGTTTTTGTCAATCGGTTGACACCTGTTGCCATCTCCATGTATCCAGAATACACGAGAGATTGCCCAACGAATACCGTGGCAGTCATAGAACCCCAGAAGATGTAATACCAACGGGACTTGACTTGGTGCTGTTTGTTTTTCTTTTTCATTTGATGAATCCTTCTTCGCGTAACCATTGCTCAGTAAGTGGAGTTGGTTTATAGACCTCCCACATATTACCTGCGGCACACGCTTGCAGTGCTTTCATTGTCATACCTTCAGTCCTACCTGCCCACATTGCTTCTGCTTCCCAGGGAACAGCAGATGCAGGATAAGACTTCTCTGTCATCTCACGCCAGAGTGCAGGGACATCTTCTTCTGGTTTGATGATAGCAATCATAGAGTTCTTGATGCTACCTGCCATGCAGTCTTGTGCTGCGTGCCATCCTTCATGACGCATAACACTCATGAGTGTGCTATAACGCTGGGTGAGTTCATCGTTTAGGTAGAAGTTGTTGGTCACAGTATGGTAGACACCACGATGGCCAGGAGGGAAGTATTTGCCAGGAGCAATGTACACCTTGACACCAATCTTATCGAGTGCTGCCATCATGTCATTGAACTCTGTGTAGAGGGGATTCAACATGCCTGCTTTCTTGTAGTATTTTGCTACATCATCTGCAGACTTGATCTCTACTACGCCCTGAGTACATTCCTGTACGATCATACACCCCATGGAATCCATGGTGTAGTAACCCTTGATCTTCGATTCATTCGCACTCACTGGTGATGCAATCATCAAGGACAGTAATGCCAGTGCTCTCTTCATGTAGTCTCCTGAGGTAGTCTTTTTCATTTTGATAGATTTTTTTGCTCCCAGACCATATCTCATACCCCTCTATAAGATCTGGTATCAACCACTGGTCAATCCTATAACAATACTTCCAGTTGGCGGGTTGAATGCAAGCCATTACAACCACTTGGAAGAACGCTACAATATGTATCCAGAGACTGAGCATTAAAAAAGGGGGTCTTAGACCCCCTCAGTATAGTTGTTTTTCTAATAAACGTCAAGTATCAGGATTCCTGATAAAAAGCGTTTATCGAGATTCCGAGTATCAACCAATGGAAGGAGCAGTCAGAGCAACAGGAGTTGCCTCAACAGATGCCAGGTCCAGAGGGAAGTTGTGAGCGTTACGCTCGTGCATGACTTCCATACCAAGACCAGCACGGTTCAGGATGTCTGCCCAAGTGTTGATCACACGACCTTGTGAGTCAATGATCGACTGGTTGAAGTTGAAACCATTCAGGTTAAATGCCATAGTGCTAACACCAAGAGCAGTAAACCAGATACCGACCACTGGCCAAGCAGCAAGGAAGAAGTGAAGAGAACGGCTATTATT